TAAAATAAGACGCATGGGTATTGATGTAGTAGAGGGATAAGAAAATGGCAAAGAAAAACTTTTTTGGTATAAATCTTAGTATTAAAACTAAAGATTTCATAAGCGGTTTGAAAAGTGCTACTAAAGCTACCAAAGATTTTGGTAAGACTGGTGGTAAGAGTTTAACTTCATCTGTTAATAAGATGAGTTCTGCTTTTGAAGGTGGGGCTTCTAAATTTCAAACATACCAGAAGCTGCAAAATAAAGTAATGACAGGTGCGCAAACATTTAGTAGAGGCTTTTCTGGTTATAATAAGAGAATGGCTTCTAGTATGAAAACAACTGCTCAACAGATGTTTTCATATAATAAACATGCTCATAAAACTAATGCAGCCAATAAAAAAGTAGGTAAGAGTGCAGGTGATGCTGGTAAAGGTATGGTATCTGCTGGTAAAGGAATTAAAGGAACTATACTAGCTATAGGTAAAGCTGCTACTGCATTTTATCCTATAAAAATTGCTATAGTCGGACTTACCACATCATTTATAGCAGCTACCGCAGCATTTTTTGCTTTCAAAAAAGGTTTAACTATGTCCAAAGAAGCAGCTGCTATTGAAGTTCAAAGTAGAGCATTTGCTAATTTAATGGAGGCTAATGGTAAAGTAGCATCTACTACATTAAAACAATTAAAAGAAGTAAGTAAAGGTACTTTAACTAATTTTAATCTTATGACAACATCAAGTAGGGCACTCTTACTTGGTATACCTGCAGATAGATTAGTTAATTTGATGAAAATAGCCAGAGCTGCGTCTAAAGCTATGGGTACTACTGTTGCAGGAGCATTTTCTGATATAGCACTTGGTATAGGTAGGCAATCACGTTTAATTCTTGATAATTTAGGTATTATAGTTCGTGTAAGTGTTGCTTATGAAAAGTATGCACAAAGTATAAATGTTGGTGTTGATTCTTTAACTGATTTTGAAAAGAGAGTAGCTTTTGCAAATGAAACTATACGACAAGGTATGTTGATAGTAAAGAATCGTGGTACAGATATCTTAGATTATTCAGATAAGTTACAAAGGTTAGTTGTAATATTTGAAGAGTTTGGTCAAAGAGTATCTTTCTTTGCTAAATCTGTTATGGAAACTATTATGGAATTAGCAGAACAATTAGGGGTTATAGAGAAACTTAAAAAACTTTTTGAAATAACCCTTCCTAACGCTATGATACAGTCAATACGGGATTTAATACCACATTTAGTTATTGTGCTTGTGTGGGTTAAAGAACTTATTAAGACGTTTCAGGATTTTTTAAATTTATCTGGGTGGGAAAAATTTGTATTTGCTAATGATTTATTAAATAAGGCTTTGCTAGGTATGGGTAAACTAATAGCTGAATCATTTGTAAATACAGTTAAAAATTTGACTGGTGATAATATAATAACAGAAACTCTTGAAATAGATTCTGAAGGTGCTTTGACTAAGACACACCAGAATTTGAATAAATTAATTACTACTGTTGCTGGTAAACTTGGAAGTCTTTTTGGTGGTCAGGTAGGAAAGAATGTAGAACAAAATGTAGGTGCTTATCTTAGAGTTCCTGGTTTTGGGGATGATACTAATGCTAATGCTAATGCTAATGCTAATGTTGTACAACCTGATACTACATCAGCCTCTGTTATTAATAGAGTTTTTGAAACTGCAGAAGATATCATAGCAAAGATAATCAAACTACTACCTAAAGTTCCTGAGAAAATGGATGAAATTGAAGATAAAATGAATGCAAAATTTGTGAATAATTATGTAAGAACATTTTATAATGGTTTAGGAACAATACTTACTGCTATGGATACAGTAACTATGTCATATACAGATCAACAAGCAGCAGCACAAGCAGCAATGGGAGGATTTGAAAATAGCTATAAGAGTGCAAGAGATGAATCTATAAAAACATTTAAATCTTTAAAATCTGATTTAGCTGATTATAGGTTTATGTTAGAAAAAGCACCAAATGTAAAATCTTGGAAAATGGCTATACAATTAATAGATGCAACTGAAAAAGCAATTGAAAAACAAAAAGAACATAATGCTTTAATAGTACAGATGGGTAAAAATTTTGAGTTAGTAAACAAGCATATGGAAGTTGTAAAAGAAGGGACATTTATAGAGACATTAGGTGGTAAAACAAATAGAAAATTAAACCAAGATATAAATACAACTCTTGCTAATTTTAAAAGATTTGCTAAAACACAAGAAGGGCAATTAGGAAAGCATTTAAAATTAACTAAAGATCAAGTTGTATTAGCAGCTGATAAAATGATAAAAGAATTAGAACCACTTTATTATTCTTTAGATGAAACACAACGAGAAACATTTAATAACTTACGTAAATATGCAAACGATGCAGCAAAAGAAGGTTCAGATAGTATACAAAAAGGTTTACATCAATGGGTTAGAGATTTTGAGGATACAAGAGGTAGATTAACAGCTATTGGTACTCAAATAGCACAAGGTTTGACTAATTCTCTTGATAACTTTTTCTTTAATGCTATTAAAGGGAAAATAAGTAGCTTACAAGAAGCTTTTAAGAGTTTATTTAATAGTATATTAAGGATGGCTACTAAATTTACAGCTGAATTTATTGTTTCTAAGATTATCAAGTTATTTATACCAGATAAACATACACTAGCTGTACAAGCTAATACTGAAAGGATGAAGGAAGTATCTGACGCTTTAAAAGCACAACAACAAATAATAAAAGATAATACAGCTGCTGTACAAGCTAATACAGCAAATGCTAGTACAGCAAATGCTACGCTTGGTGGCGGTACTACTACTATTCCTACTCCTACTCCTACTATTGCTACTGGTACTGGTACTGGTACTATTACTGGTACTGGTACTGGTACTGGTACTGGTACTGGTACTGGTACTGTAGTAGCAGCAGCAGCAAGAAATGCAGGAATAAATCCTATGTTAGCAGAAGATCTATTTAGTATGGGTGGTGTGCTTTCTGAACCTGCTTCCGATTCTACTACAACTGGTAGAATTGGTGAAGCCGATAATTGCTGCTGTGATGGTACTAGTACTAGTGGTGGTGGTGGTCGTGATGGTAGTGATGGTAGTGTTGGTGGAGCCGATACTGTTGCAAGTGAAGATAAATCTCTTTTTGAAAGAGCCAAAGACAGTTTATTAAAGATAAAAGATGGTGCATTTGAAGGTTTGAGAAATGCAAAAGAAGCAATAGGTAAAAAACTTAGAGGTTTTGGTAAGTTTCTTGGCAAAGGATTTTCAGGTATATTTAATAGTATAAAGAGTTTATTTGGCAAAGGTGGTTCTAGTGGTAATAATACTAGTGGTATCTTGGACACAGTTATGCAAATAGGTAGTACTATGTTTGCACATAAAGGTGGTATAGTAGATTTACAGAATTTTGCTAAAGGTGGCATAACCAGTCTTGCAGGTTTAAATAATTCTGCAATGGTAACCAAAAGACCTACAATAGCAGCAATATCAGAAAGAGGACAGAAAGAAGCAATAGTACCTTTAGATAAGTTTGCAGATTTAATCAAACCTACTACATTTGTCATTAATGCTATAGATACACAAAGTTTTGGGGAATATGTAGAAGCTAATAAAGATATATTAGCGTCAGCAGTACTAGGGGTAAAAGGATCACCAGCAATAGGGGGTTTAGGTTCTTCTGGTAGAGGACCATTATAATAATTTTGGAGAATTAACATGGCAAGTATAACATCTGCTTTACAAAAAGATTCAGCAGGTAATAATATTCAAATTACAGCGCAATTTGTATGTCAAGATGGTAGCGGTACACCTAAAACATCACCTTTAGTAAATACAACTGCGGGTATGACATTAGTTGTACCTGATAATGCTTATGAATTTATAGTATCACCAACAGAAGATATTAAAATATCTGATACTCTAGCATTTACTGGATATGATTTAATACAAGGTACTGTAAAAGAATCGTTTCCTTGTATTAGAATGACTAATGTATTTATAAAAGGTTCAACTTTGGGTGGTACTGTTCATTTTCGTTGGCACACTTTATAAGGAGAATATAAAATGGCTACTTATATATGGACATCAAAGGCTGTAAACCCTACTGTTGAACATTTTACTGTTTCACCACAATTTAAAACTATTGTTACAGAGTTTGATTCTGGTAAAAGGGTTAGAAATTCTAAATGGGATACACCTAGGTATAGGTTTACAATAAAATATAGAACACCTGTTGCAAAGGCTGATATGTCTGCAATAAAGGATTTTTTTATTGCTAGAAAAGGTATATATGAAAGTTTTCAAATATATGCTGCGCCTTTAGGTACAACACATACTGTTACATTTGATAAAGATGTACAGGATTTTGATTATTTTGCAAATCTTTTAGGATATTATGGTACTGTTTCTTTTATTGAAGAAGTTATATAATATAAGGTATGTTAAGTTATGACGAGAGCATTATCTTCAGGATATTTAGCACATTTAGCAGGATTAACACAGTCTGTAGTAGAATTATATAAAATTTCTGCTGTAGGTATGTCTTTATTTACATATACTGATAGTAAAGAGGCTGTAAAATACCATGGTTTAACATATACACCATATCCTATTAAAAGAGAAAAAGTTAATTTTTCTGTTGACCTTAGAGTAGATCAAACATCTGTAAGGTTAGCTAGAAATTGGGGACTAGATAGAGCAGTTACCGCTAATCTGTTAAGCGGTGCTGCTTTTTCTATTACTAGAGTTAGAAAAGAGGCACCTGACCACGATAATATGTTATTATTTGATGGTGAGATTGCAAATATTGCATCTGGTTTTAGTGAAATACAACTTAGAGCACAAACATTAGATTTTCTTAATTTTCTGTTACCGAGAAGGGAAATACAGGTAGCTTGTAACTGGAAACTATATGATAAGTTTTGTTCTGTAGGTGTCACAACATTTCAAAGTTCAGGTGTAACATCTCAGGCGTCAGCTACAGGTAGAATTTTAAATTCTACAACATTTTCTGGTGAAACAAATGAGTATTATACTTTAGGTTATGTTGAAATAACGTCAGGTGATAATAAACATCTTAAAAGATCTATATCAAGTCATACATCTGATGCAGTTACAGTTATACCACCGTTTCCATTTACTTTAGCTCAATCCACATCTTTTAAGGTTGTACCAGGTTGCAGACATGATATTGGTGATTGTGAAGATAAATTTAATAATTTAATTAATTATGGTGGTTTTCCTTATGTACCTAAACAAGATGCAATTATGTAGGAGAATAATATGGCAGTAAGACAAGGATTAGGTAGACAAAATGAAGTAAGTAAAAGGCAAGAGTGGAGAAATAAAGTAATACATGAAGCTAGAAGTTGGGTAGGTACACCACATAGACACTATACAATATGTAAAGGTGCAGGAGCTGATTGTGGTTTGTTTATTATAGGTGTTTATTCTAAATTAGGTTTAATTAAAGAAGAAAAACCTGACTTTTACCCAGAAGATTGGGCATGGCATAAACCAGTAGGTGAGATGTTTGAGTCAATAGTACAAAAGTATTGTGTAGAAATAAAAAAAGAAGAAATGCAACCAGGAGATTTAATTTTATACCAGTTTGGTAAATGTTTATCTCACAGTTCATTACTATTAGAAGATGATTTTATAATTCACTCAGAAAAACCTATAGGTGTAACTGTATCAAACAGGTATAGTTCTCAATGGTATAAAAGAGAGAAAAAGTATTATTCTTATATAGATTAAAAAATAAAGGATTAGTTATATGGGTAGTAAAACAGGGGTACAACTAGGTACAGCTGTTGTAGGTGCAGTAGCTGGAGCTTTTATAGGACAACCGCATATTGGTTGGTACGCTGGCGCATCATTAGGTGCTACGCTTGGTGGTGCTGCTGGTGGAATAGCTGGCGGTATGATATACCCTCCACCAAAACCTGAAACTAAAATCAGACAAATTAAATCTGCTGTAGGAACTTCTGCTGTTGAAGGTGTACCTGTACATGTTATATTTGGTAGAACTCGTGTTGGTGCTAATGTTATGTTTAAAAGTGATATAACTAGGCACGAATCAACACAGACTGTAAGTTCTAGTAGAGGTGGAGGAAAAGGTGGTGGTGGTGGTGGTGGTGGCGGGTCTACTGAAACTACTACAACTACAACATGGTTTACAGCAGATTTTGTAATGTCATTAGGTGAAGGACCAATTATATTACATAATATCTATGAAGGTAAAAATATTGTAGATATAGCACATACTTTTTATCCTGGTTCTTTTACACAGGAAGCCGATGATTTTTTAACAAGTAAAACAGGAAAAGCAGTTGCATATCGTGGCACATCTTATGTAGTATTTAGAGATTATAATTTAGGTAGTAGTTCTACTATCCCAGCTTTAACTTTTGAAGTTGAAGGTGCCTTACATAGTTTAGGTATATCTAGTGATAGAAAAGATGCAGAAACTAATAATTTTTCTTGGAATCCTGGTGTAGTAACAAGTAATGGTTTAGGTTCCAGTTTAATTCAAAATGGTTATTTAAGATATAATAACAGAGATTACATACCTGGGTGGACAACATATAGCGGTTCTAATACTTCAGGTGTAATTTATAATAGAACAGATAATATTTATAATGATTTTCCTTCTTTAAATGGTAATGTAAATATTACAGATGCTGGTGATTATATAGCATGTACAACTTTAGGGTTAACTAATAGTATAGAATCTTTAAATATTAAATTTTTTAATTCTGCTTTAACAGAAATAGGTAATGAAAGCATAATAGCTACTGTTGCTGGTTCATTACCTTATGATATATATGATAATGTTATACGTACACCAGAGGAATCTAAGTTTACAAGTTCTCCTGTTGGGTATACTGCGTATCCTTATGAGATAGATATACCATCTCAAGCATATGAATTTACAATTTATCCTAGTAGTAGTATATATATTTCTACTGATTCTTCTATGTCATCATATGATAAAGTATATGCACGTAGTAAAGAAGTTTTTCCTTGTGGTAGATTAAGTAAAATTTATATTAAAGGAGAAGATAATAGCGGAACTGCTCATATTAAATGGAGTATGTTATCTACTAGCGGAGATACTACATTACTAGGTTTAGGTAGTGGTAGAGGTACAGTAAGTCAAGTAGAATTATACTGGAATGGTGTAGCCTATGAAGAGTTAGATAGTACTATTGTAAGAGAAGAAAATGTTACTCTTGTTGCTGTGTCACATGAAACTGATCTTGGGTTCTGTGAAATACTTGCAAGAACACAAAATTATTCATCACCATCAACTTTTGGTAGCGTTAATCAATTTGCAGGATTTCCTATAGAAAGTTCTCATGCTTGGGTTACTCTAGCAAGAATATATGAAGATATTAAAGAAGTATTGTTTTTTGAATATGAAGATTGTTTTATTCTTTTATTCTCTAATGGTTCTGTTTATAGATTAAATGTATCATTATTAGAAGATTATGATTTATTAGTTGGACCGTGGAAAACATTAGATTATGATTCTTCATATATTAAAATTAATACTAATGATTTAGAAACAAGTTATGTTCCAGAAATAGGTAGTGCGTCAGTTATAGGTGCTATAATATATGTTGGATATACTGATGGTACTGCTAGTGTTAATACAGGTAAAATTAAATATTTTGATTTAATTACAAATAGCTGGTCTGATACTTTATATTCAACAGCAGCTGTTGTTAATAAAAATCCGTCTAGTCTAGAATCACAACCTACTAATACTTATCATGTTCCATTATATCATGATAGAAGAACTTTATATTACGGTAAAAATGATACTTCTGATTTAGATAAATGGAAAATTTATAAAACAAGAGATAATTTTACTAATAGTAAAGCTATTGAAAATTATGAGCATCATGGTACAAGTCTATATAAACACAATGATTATTTATATAGACCTTTAGGTATTTCTGGTACTACAAGTGAGTTAGGATCGGGGACTTTTAATGATATTATTTATTCTCATGGTGCAGGTGAAAGTTATTCTATGGTAGTAGGTGCTACTATGACTCCAACTATACATGAGTTAATTACAACAGCAGAAGTTGTAGATGATATAATTACTTCTGAAAGATATGGTGGTGATTTTAATAGAGTAACAAATTTTGTTAAAGCAAAAAACGATTGCTTAGATGAAAAGTATTATATGAATGTTGCTATTACAGAAAAGAATGATTTAGCCAGTTTAGTTGGTACTGCATCTGCACATGGTTGGGTATCCACTATATTTTCTGGTAGAGGTATAAAATTACTTATTTCTAAAGATGAAGATGTTGTTACAACTATTGGTGAAGCACATCTTGTAGGTACTGGTACTGATAAGAGTTTAAGAATAGATGAAACAAGTAATTCAGAAAGAATAAACCGTTTGGAAATAGAATTTACAGACCCAAATAAAGCTTATTCTCAAAGACCTGTAATGGTTGAAGATATTGCAGATCAACAAATAAACGGTATTGATAAAACTTCTATATCATTACCAGGTTTTGTAGATAAAGAGGTTGTAAAACATGTTGGTAATATAATGTTAAGAAGTGCTTTATATAGTAGAAGAGGTTTATCTTTTACTTTAGGACCTGAACATTTAGATTTAGAGGTTGGTGACCCTGTTACTTTACATTTTCCAAATGCTAATATAAATTGGTTAAGAGCTAGAGTTCAGCTTATAGAGGAAAAAACTGATTTTAATTTAAGTGTTTCGTGTAAAGAAGAGCCTGATTATATATTTGACCCTGTAGACTATACAGTACCAGCGCCATTAGCAGCACCAGAAAAACCCTATGCTTCAGGACTATCTAATATTGTCGGGTTTACTATTAAAGAAACACCATTTGAATTGTTAACAGATACAGGTGTTTTGGAATTAGCTTTATTATACGGTGTAGGTCATGAGGATACTATAGGTGTTGACTTGTATTATAGTACTGATAGTGGTATAAGTTATAAATTACTATTAGAAAGCAGACACCATCCACCAGTTGGTGTATTAAAATCAGAAATGGATTCAGACCATTGGTTAGATAATCAAACAGTAGAAGTAGATATATCAGGGATACCTAGCGAGAATGGTTTTGTAAGTTCAACTAGAAATGAAATGTTCTCTGGTATTAATTCAATAATAATTGATGATGAGTATATGATGGTTCAAGATGCTGATTTAGTCAGTACAGATACTTATGAATTTTCTAATTTTATAAGGGGTAGGCACGGTACAGAAACAACTACACATTTAGTTGGTTCTACTGTTTATCAAATGGCTAATGTAGATCATTTTACATTAGGAAAAGGTAAAATTGGTACTAATTTATTTTTCAAAGCTGTTCCTATTAACATATTTAAAAATGAAATAGACATATCTGAAATAGAACCTTGGTCTATGACTGTTCAAGGTAAAGCACATAGACCACATCCACCATCTTCTGTGCAATTATTCAGTAGTGGTGTACATCATAAGAGTGCCGTAATATCTCTTGAAAATGATATAACTATAACATGGTCATTGGTAAATAAACAAACAGGCTTTGGTAGACAAGGGTTTGGGTACGCAGTAAAAGAAGGAACTCCAATTGGTGAAGAATATGTTGATATTATTATTGAGAACTGGTATAATGGGAGTTTGGTAAGAACAACATTTGCGGGTGCTACAGAAACAAGTAATGTGTATACTGCTGTTGAAAATATTGCTGATAATGGTTCATTATCAAGTCCTATAGAATTTAAGGTATTCTCTAGAGGGGCTTATGGTAGATCTGTTGCATCTACTGATATATCAATAGATATACTTAGTGTAATGTGATAATAAGAGAGGAAATAAATGAGTTTTACAAAACATTCTAATTTAGAGTTAGTAGAAAAAGGAGTTGATAATTGGGATGCACCTATTAATGAGAACTTTGATGCTGTTGATAGAGGTCCTACTGTTTTTGGGATTGCTGGTGAAACATTATCACGTTTTAAGGTTGTATATTTAGAGTCAGATGGTAAATTACATCATGCAATTGCTGGTACTACAGGTGATATTAGTTCTAGGTTTGTTGGGTTTACTAGAGAATCTTATGATTTAAATGAAAATGCGTATGCTCAACATGCTGGGTGGGTTAAGGATGTTGATTGGAGTTTGAGTGTTAGTGACCCTTACTATTTATCAGCAATAACACCTGGAGAGATATCAACAAGTAAACCTTCTGGTTCTACATTGGTAGGCTTTGCTATTGGAACTAATGAAATACTAATTAAGCCTTGGGTAGAACTTGATGGGGTAAGTAGTGAAGAATCTCCAGGACCTATAGGTTCTATGAGGATGTTTAGTTCAGCTACAGTACCATCAAATTGGTTTATGTGTTATGGTCAGTCAAAAGATAAAGCTACTTATATTGATTTATTTAATGTAATAGGATATACTTATGGTGGTAGTGGGGCTAATTTTAATCTTCCAGATATGAGGGGGTATACATCTATAGGTTTAGATAATATGGGTGGGTCATCTGCTGGTAGAGTATCAGGTGCTACTAGTTTAAATTATACTATTGGTACAGAGAACCACACACTGTCAGAATCTGAAATACCTGCACATACTCATACTTACACACAGAATTATGGGCATGGAAATGGTGCTGGGAATAGTGGTGGTGCAGAATCAGCTTATGATACAAGAGATATGTCCACTGTAGGTAGTAGTAGTGCTCATAATAATATGCAGCCTTGGCTTGCACTTAATTGGATGATTAAATATTAAAAGGAAATAAATGGCTACAAAACATCATAATTTACAGACAGTAGTACAAGGTGTAGATAACTGGGATATTCCTCTCAATGCAAATTTTGTAGAGATAGATAAAGGTCCTACAATAAAAGCAACTGCAGGTGAAACATTAAGTTCTTATAAAGTTGTATATCGTACAATAAATAACGAAATTGTAAAAGCTATTGCTGGTACTACAGGTGACCCTTCTTCAAGATTTATAGGTTTTACTAGGGAACCATTTGCAAATGGGGCTACAGGTTATGCTCAACATACAGGTTGGATATCTGACCCTAATTGGGCTTTATCTGTTAGTGCACCTTATTATTTATCAACAAGTACAGCAGGTGAAATAACATCAAGTAAACCTGATGGTGATGCTATTTTAGTTGGTTATTCTATATCTACTAATGAAATACTAATTAAGCCTTGGATAGAAGCTTCAGGTCAAAGTGGGGGAGGTAGTGGTAGTAGTTCAACAGGTACTGTTATTATATTTGCTGGTTCTACTGCACCTACAGGTTGGTTACTTTGTGCAGGTCAATCAGTAGCCACTTCAACATATTCTGGTCTTTTTTCATCAATAGGATATACTTATGGTGGTAGTGGGGCTAATTTTAATGTGCCTGATATGAGAGGTAGATGTGCTATAGGTTTAGATAATATGGGTGGTAGTAGTGCTAATGTAGTTACTACATCTGCTGCTGACTCTTTAGGTGGTTCTGGTGGTACTGAAAATCATACACTTACTACAAGTGAAATGCCAGCACATACTCATACTTATACTAATCAATGGGGCAGCCCAGTTGGTGCTGGAAATTTAGGTGGTGCACCACAAACTCAGAATACTGGTACATCAAGTTCTGTAGGTAGCGGTAATACGCATAATAATATGCAACCTTATATGGCAATGTCTTATATCATTAAAACATAAAGAGGAAATAAATGAGTTTTACAAAACATCATAGTTTAGAGACAGTAGCACAAGGAGTTGATAAATGGGAAACACCTATTAATGATAACTTCGACCAGATAGGTAAAGGTCCTACAATTAAGACTCAAGCAGGTGAAGCATTAGGTGCTTATAAAGTTGTATATCGTACTACAAATAATACTATAAAGTTAGCTATTGCTGGTACTACAGGTGATCCTTCTTCAAGATTTATAGGTTTTACTAGGTCAGCTTTTCAGAGTGGTGAAGACGGTTATGCTCAACATACAGGTTGGATATCTGATCCTAATTGGTCTTTGTCTGTTAGTGCACCTTATTATTTATCAACAAGTACAGAAGGTGAAATAACAACAAATAAACCTGACGGTAATGCTGTTTTAGTTGGCTTTGCTATTGGAACTAATGAAATATTGGTAAAACCTTGGGTAGAAGCTTCAGGTTCTTCTGGTACAGGTTCAACTAGTCCTTCAGGTGGAATTATATTATTTGCTGGTACTACAGCACCTGGCGGTTGGTTACTTTGTGCAGGTCAATCAGTAGCCGCTTCAACATATGTAGACCTATTTTCAGTAATAGGCTATACTTATGGTGGTAGTAGCGGTAATTTTACTATACCTGATTTAAGAGGTAGAACTGTTATAGGTTTAGATAATATGGGTGGTAGTAGTGTAAATAGGGTTACAAGTGCAAATGCGGATAGTTTAGGAGGTGTTTCAGGTACAGTGAACCACACTCTATTAACAGCTGAAATACCTGCACATACTCATACTTATAATTATAGATCAGGTACTGCATGTGGTGGGGGTTTAGCTGGAGGTTCTCCTATATATACTACTACTGCTACATCAAGTAGTACAGGTAGCGGTAGTGCTCATAATAATATGCAACCTAGTACTGCTTTTAGTTATATAATAAGGACTTAAAGTGTCAAGTCAAATTTTTATTACAAATATATTTGACAAATTTTAAATTTATGTTATAATAAACTTAGTCGAAATCTCTCTTTCAGAAAATCATTATCAAGAGAAATATGTCAAGTTAAATTTTTAATCATAACATAAAAACATTCCAACATGCAAACTACAACTGATACTAAAAGATACCATGATAGTACAAAATTACTTTTTCACATGGAAAGAGTAATAGATTACTTTGATAAAAGTAAAAGAATCTCACCTATACACATAGATGTTGGTCTTACAAAACGTTGTAATATGTTATGCTCCTTCGGATTTTGTAAATTTCAAGATTTAAATGGTGCTAGTATAGAAAAAGATGCATTAATAACCAACCTTGTTAAATCTTCAGCTAAAGCAGGTGTTAAATCGTTAGGGTTTATTGGTGACGGTGAGCCAACTATGAATCCAGAATGTTTTAATGCTTTATCTGTTGGTAAAAATGAGGGTTTAAGTATGGCTATATCTACTAATGGTATTCTTGTAGATAATGAATATAAACAAAAAACCGTACTAGAATCATGTGAATGGATGCGTTTTAATATAAGTGCTTATTCTCAGGAAGCATATAAAAAGATACATAATTCCAATAAAAGAGATATAGTATTTCAAAATGTTAAAGATATAGTAAGATTGAAAAAACAATTTAATCTTAAATGTGATGTAGGTATTCAAATGGTATTTACACCAAATAATATGCTTGATGAAATAATACCATTATCTAAGTTCGCAATAAATTCAGGTGTAGATTATTTTGTTATTAAACAGTGTAGTTTACCAGATGATGGTGAAACTGGTATGACACAGTTTGATTTAAACAGGTATAATGATGAAGATGTGATTAATGTATTAAAAACAGCTGAAAGTATGAGTACAAAGGATACTGATATTACACCTAAATGGAATATAATGGAACTTAAAGGTGAAAAACCTTATGATAAGTGTCTTGCAATACCATTGATATTTGAAATAAGCGGTGATGGCGGATGTTACCCTTGTGGTTATTTCTTTGGTGGTAATTATCCTGATATGTGTATGGGTAATGTTCATGATAATACTATAGAAGAAATAATAAATAGTGAAAGATACTGGAAGATTATAGAACATTTAAAAACTGATTTTAAAGTTAATAAAGATTGTAAAGGTTGCTGTAGAATGGATGCTTGTAATATATTTTTAGATGGGTATGTAAATAAGAAACCTAGTGGAATTAATTTTGTTTAGTATGGAGAGTATATATGAATAAAAGATTATCTATCAGTAGTTGTATTAGTTGTCCGTATTTACAAAGAGTAACAAATGAATTAATAGAGGATACTACAGTTTATTTTGTTGTAGATTATATTTGTGGGTGTCCTGTTTCAGAACAGAAAGAAACTTTAAAAATCCCAGTTTATGTAATTTCAGATAAAACAATATTAAATTTATGTCCTTTACAAGATGACACTGAATAAATATGAAAATTTCTGATTATATAGCAGAATATTTAAAAGAGTATACTAAACATGTTTTTTGTGGTAACGGTGGTACTGTTGTAGGTTTATTAGACAGCATAGCTAATAATAAAAGTATAACCGAAATACCTTGTCAAAATGAGCAAGGAGCAGCTATAGCAGCAGAAGCCTATTCCAGAGTATCTGGCAAATTAGGTGTTGCTATTGCTACAAGTGGACCTGGTATGGTTAACCTAATACAAGGTATTGCTTGTGCTTATTTTGATTCCATACCAGTATTATACATTGTAGGAGCACCTCCAACTAATCATCTTAAAAATGGTAGAAAAGTAAGACAATTAGGTTTCCAAGAAATGGATGTTGTAAATATTGTAGAACCTATTACTAAATATGCTGTTTTATTAAAAGACCCTTATTCTATTAAGTATGAACTAGATAAACTAATACATACAGCAAATTCAGGTAATCCTGGACCTGTGGTATTAGATATACCAGATGATCTACAAAGAGTTGATATAGGTAACCCTTCTGAATTAAAATCATTTATATCAAAAGACTTTTCTGATTCTACATTTTTAATAAGTAATACTTATGATATGTTAAGTTTGATTTCTAAATCTGAAAGACCTGTTGCAATAATAGGTGGTGGTGTAAAGATTAGCCACACAGAAGAAGAAATGTGTAAGTTTTTAAAAAATTCAGGTATTCCTTTTGTTACTACATGGGCTACAGTTGATTTATTTCATGAAGATACACTAAATCTTATAGGTGGTTTTGGTGTATCTTCTAATAGGTATGGTAATTTTGCAGTACAGAACGCTGATTTAATCATAAACTTCGGTTCCAGACTAGATACACACCAAACTGGTAGCAATCCTTCAGAATTTTCACCAAAATCTAAGAAAATATCTATAAATATAGATCACAATGAGATGAATAAAAATAATGGTGTGGAAATAGATTTAAAAATTTGTTGTGATCTAAAAGAATTTTTACCTAATATAAATACGTATAAAATTAAAACTAAAGATTTAAGTAATTGGAAAAATAAAATTTTAGTTTGGAAAGAGAAATACCCAATATGTTTATCAGAGTACTATGATAGGAAAGATAGTGTTAATCCTTATGTTTTTATGAACGAACTTTCTAAGAGAACCAAAGATAATGATACCATAATTACAGACACTGGTGCTACTCTTACTTGGACTATGCAAGCATATAAAATGAGACATAAACAAAAATTATTTAGTGCATTTAACCATTCACCTATGGGGTATGCTCTACCTGCCAGTATAGGTACTCAATATGTTAATCATAATAATAGAGTAATATGTATTACAGGTGATGGTGGTATGAGTATGAATATACAGGAATTAGAAACAGTAATCCATAATTCTTTACCTATAAAAATATTCGTGATGAACAATAACGAGTATGGTATGATTAAACTCCAGCAAGACACTTGGTTAAATTCTAAATATACTGCATCTGATTCAAGTGGTGGTCTAGGGTTTCCTGATATTGTTAGAGTAGCTATAGCTTACGGTTTTCGTGTTATAGAGATTGATGATCATAGTGAAATTTGTTTTATTGATTATGTTTTAGACTATGATGGACCTATACTTTGTAATATTAAAATAAAACCTTGTGAACAAATACTACCAAAATTAGTGTTTGGAAAACCAATAGAAGATATGGCACCTTTATTAGCAAGAGATGAAATTAAAAAGATAATGGAGAATTAATGAGAGGCGATAAGAATAAAATTGCTTTAATAATTAGTGGTGGTCTAGGAGATAGTGTAACATATGTAGCACGTTTACAATCTTTATTAAATAAAGAAAATGTAGATAAAGCTGATGTGTATTTGTTAAATACATATATAGGTGTTACTTATATGATTGTAGAGCTTCTAGAACGTTCACCTATTATAGATAAAGTTTATATTAATAGATTACCAGCATACGGGGAAGGTTATAAAAAATTTGTAGATTGGAGAGAAGATGATTCACCATTACCTTATCCTATTCAAAAAGATTATAAGTTTCCTTATGATAATAAAGACATTAAATGGTCTTTAGATATATTAGAAGGTGTACATAATCCTATAGTTATATACCCATATACTTTAGGTGGTAGTTCTTGGTCGAAAGATGAGAAATATGTTAGAAGTCCTAAAGAAGATTGGTGGAAACTACTATTTAAAGATATTAAAAAATTTGGTGGTAGTCCAATAGTTATTGGTGGCGAAGAAGAGTTTATAGATTGGGGTACAGATGACGTTATATCAGCCTATACAGATAGAGATACATTTTTTCATTGTATACCTTTAATATTAAACAGTAAAGGTTATATAGGTATAGCATCTTGGCCTTTTATGGTTGCACATTATGCAGGTAATATTGATACTTGTGTATTATGGTTATATAATTTTATGTGGAAAGATAGGCATTTAACAGAAAACCAAGATAAGTTAAATTTGTTTTTTGAAGTTCCTAGTAACGAGAGTATTATTAACACTATGGGAGTATTAAAATGAGTCTATATGAAATAGATAAAGATAAACAAGAACTTCGTAAAGAAACAGTATTCCAAATTAATTTACTTTATAAAGTTGTTAATTTAGAGTCTAAAACAGGTAGAAATAATATGTGTTATTGTGGTTCTGGTATTAAATTTAAAAATTGTTGTTTACCAGAACATGAAGAAAAAACTGAAAGATTAAATGAATTAATGTGTGATTTGAATAAGTTAGATAGCGAACACATAAAATCTAATAATGAAAAATAAAAAAATTAAAAGGTATCCGTGGAAATGTTCTATTTGTAATAAAGTATATGAGTCTTTAGATAAACCACCTGTATTTATAAGTACTACTTGTATAGGTGTTGAGGTTAAAGTTTGTGTTACTTGTGATCGTAGAATAAGGGAAGGCAAAAATTTTTATGTTACATAAAATATCTGTGCCTGATAATTTAACATACATACCAGTTTTCTTAACTTTAAGGTGCCAGTTAAATTGTTCTTACTGTATTAATGGTAGATCAAGTAATTTAATAAAATCAAGAACAGAAATACCATCAAAAGACTGGTTAAAGTTCTTAAATAGACTAGATATACCTAAAAATATACCTATTACAATAGGTGGTGGTGAGCCGACATTATATAAAGAATTTTATAACCTATTAAAAGAATTAAATCACCCTATAGATTTACTTACTAATTTAGATTTTGATTTAACTGATTTTATAAAGAATGTACAACCAGAGAATATGTTTTCTCATGATATAAAAGGTTATAAATCAATAAGAATTAGTTTCCATCCAAAATTTATGGATATTGAAGATACAGTATTAAAGGCATCTGTATTACAAAGTTTTGGTTTTAATGTAGGTATATTTTCTATTAATTTTCCACAGAATACTGAATATAACCTTAAATTAGCTGAAGAATGTAGAAATGCTAAGATATATTTCTTTATTAAAGACTATTTAGGTTACTATAATAGACATTTATTTGGACACTTCAAATATCCAGATAGTATTAAAGGCAAACAAGATACAAAGGTTTCATGTAAAACAAGTGAACTGATTATAGGTCCTGAAGGTAATATTTATAAGTGTCATAGAGATTTGTATTTAAATGAACACTCAATAAGCTCTATTTTTGATGATAATTTTAAAATAGACATTTGTTATAGAGATTGTTATAATTATGGTGAATGTAATCCTTGTGATGTTAAATTAAAAACTAATCGTTTTCTTGAAATGGGTTCATGTTCAGTTGATATTATTAAAAAAGATATAAAATTACCTAGTTGGGATATCTAATGTGTGCTTCAATATATACTGGGAAAATGAAAGAAATTAATGGTGTACAATGTATTTGTGTTATATGTGATAAACCATCTGATATTAACAATTATCATATAGTAGAAAACTGTATGATATGTGATAATTGTATGAAAAATGTTCCTGATTATATACCAGAAGAACAAATAAAAAAGTATTTTTATTTAAAAAAACCTTGCTAGTATATATATACTTATTATAATGTTTCTATAATAAATAGTATATGTACTATTTATAACATAAGTTGTTATAAATAAACAATTTACGTTATATTTTATATATCTATTACTAAATATATTTGTTGTATATATATATAGTAAATGTCAATCTATTTGGTGGGGTGGCTAAGGTAAACAATTTTAACTCAAATTAATTTTAATTTGACATATACTAAGAATGACCTTGATAGCCACCCCCACCAATTTATTTAATAGAAAGTATCTAGTTATTGAAAGATAAAAAATGGAAAAAATACACAGGTATATGTAAACATTGTAATAAGTTAGGAATTAAAAATTTTGGTAATGAAAAATATCTACATGAGGAATGTAAAAGAGAAAGAATACGTATCAACAACAGAAATTCAATAAGAATAAGAAAAATAAATGAAAGTAAACTTATTGAAAAGTATCTATTAAGAGTAAATAGTCGTTTAATAAAAAAGGTACGAAAATGTATTATATGTGGTGAAGATTTTAATTCAGAAGGTAACCATAATAGGATATGTAATACATGTAATATAGGGATAGAAAGCATAACTATTATACATATTTATAAAAATCCAGAAATATAAAATGGGAAAACAAAAAGATAACGTATTAGTAATAGGTGATACACACTTTCCGTTCGAACAGGAAGGGTATCTAGATTTCTGTTTAAGGATAAAGAAAGAGAATAATTGTAATAAGGTTGTCCATATAGGTGACCTCAGCGATGGTCATGCTATATCCTATCATGAGTCAGATCCAAACTTATCTTCAGCTTCAGATGAAATGGATAAGGTAGATATAGTATTAAAGGAATGGTTTAAAGCATTTCCTAAACTAACACTAACTAAAGGAAATCACGATAATTTAGTCGACAGAAAAGGTAGAACAGCAGGATTACCCAAAAGATGTTTTTACCCTTTTAGAGATATGTGGAAGCTACCTAAAGGGTGGAAAGATTGTTTTGAAGTTATAATAGATGATGTACTATATAAGCATGGAACTGGTAATAGTGGTAAGTTAGCTCATTTGAATTTAGCACTAGCAAATAGAATGAGTACAGTTATGGGACATTGTCATGGTTTTGCTGGTATAGCTTATACCGCTAGTCCTAGAGATTGTATATTTGGTATGAATGTAGGTAGCGGTGTTGATAATTCAGCTTTGGCATTTGCATATGGTAAGGATTCAAAGTTCAAACCAATAGTATCTTGTGGAGTTGTATTTAAAGGTGAAAGTCCACAAATATTCCGTATGAAGTTATAAACTATGAGTGATATAAAACAAAATAAATCTGAAGATACATCAGAGTGTCAGATTATGATAAACATACATATAGGGTATAATGCTAATAAGGTAACAACTGGTTATCCTCTATTATACAGAGCTAGACAAGCAATAGATAAAGTTTTAAAAGAAGAATCTTTTAAAGATAATATTAATTATTCTATCATTAGATGGAATACTGATAACTTTAAAATAGAAGAAGAATTTGATTTTGGTGAAGATTTATGAGAAAATTAGGTTGTTTATTATATGTATTGTCAGCTATAATATCATTTAGTATAATTTATAAGGTAATATCTATATTTGCAAAGTAAAAAATTATCGTTTATAGAGTCTGCAACTAATGTATTTACAGGGTTTTTAATAGCACAAATATTAATATTACACATACTACCGTTATTTAATTTGACAGAAATAACATTACATGATAGTATGTTAATATCTTCAATTTTCACATCAATTAGTTTCGTAAGAGGTTACATTTGCCGTAGAATTTTTAATCATGTATATAAAAGAAAGGTAATGAATGAATAAAACCGATGAAAAGCAGACAGATGGAGATACAAAGGAATTACCTACATTGTACCAGTCATTTATTCATCTATCACGTTATTCAAGATGGTTAGAAGATAAAGGTAGAAGGGAATTTTGGTATGAAACAGTTACCAGATATATGGACTTCTTTTCTGAACACCTAGAAGAAAAACAGAATTATAAACTACCTAAAAATATACATAATGAAATAAAAGATGCTATATTAAACCTGGAAGTAGTAGGATCTATGAGAGCTTTAATGACAGCAGGAGAAGCTTTAAAAAGAGATAATTTAGCAAATTTTAATTGTTCAGCAATTTCAGCAGATAAAATAAGATGTTTTGATGAGATGTTATACGTATTGTTGAATGGTGTTGGTGTTGGGTTTAGTGTAGAAAGACAATTTGTACAGAAATTACCTACAATAGCAGAAGAATTTAATGATACAAATACAACAATAGTAGTTGCAGACTCAAAAGGTGGTTGGGCTAAAGCCTACAAAGAGCTTATTTCATTGTTATTAGCTGGACAAGTACCAAAATGGGATATGTCTCATATAAGACCAGCAGGAGCAAGACTAAAAACCTTTGGTGGAAGGTCTAGCGGTCCTGTACCTTTAGATGAACTATTTAGATTTACTATACAGATATTTAAAGACTCTACTGGTAGGAAATTAACATCATTTGAAGTGCATAAGTTATTTTGTAAGATAGCAGATGTTGTAGTAGTTGGTGGTGTTAGAAGGGCTAGTCTAATATCATTAAGTAATCTATCAGATATGAGAATGAGGCACGCAAAACATGGTAATTGGTGGTTAGAAAACCCAGAACTTGCACTATCTAATAATTCAGTTTGTTATACAGAGAAACCTGATATAGGTGTATTTATGGAAGAATGGTTAGCTTTACATAATTCTAAATCTGGTGAAAGAGGTATATTTAATAGACAATCAGCAATAGAAACAATAAAAAATATAAATGAAAGAGCAGGAGAAGAAAGAAGATCTATAAAAGAAGAGTATTTGACGAACCCTTGTGCAGAAATACTATTAAGGTCTAGATCTTGTTGTAATTTATCTGAAGTTATAGTTAGATCAAATGATACAATAAAAGAGTTAAAAGAAAAGATTAGAATTGCTACTATACTAGGCACATTTCAAGCATCATTAACTGATTTTAAATATATTTCATCTAAATGGTCTGAAAACTGCAAAGAAGAGGCATTACTTGGTGTATCAATGACAGGTATTATGGATAACTCTTTAACAAATGGTTCACAAGGTAAAGAAAAACTAATAAAACTATTAAATGAGTTAAGAGATTACGCAACAGAAGTTAATAAAGAATGGTCTAAGAAAATAGGTATCAACCAAGCTGCTGCAATAACTTGTGTGAAACCTTCTGGAAATGTTAGTCAGCTAGTTAATTCTTCTTCTGGTATACATGCTAGACATTCAGAATACTATATAAGAACTGTTAGGGTAAGTAAAAGAGACCCAATAGCACAGTTTATGATAAGTAAAGGTTTTCCGTATGAATATGATAACACTAAACCAGATAGTACAGTAATATTTAAATTTCCTGTTAAATCGCCTAAAGGTTGTATAACTAGAACAGACAAAACTGCAATAGAACAATTAGAGTTGTGGATGATATACAAAGAACATTATTGTGATCATAATCCATCTACAACTATTAATGTTAAGGAGAAAGAATGGCTAGATGTTGGAGCATGGGTATGGAGACATTTTAATAAAATATCTGGTGTAGCGTTTTTACCGTTTTCAGAACATTCATATAAACAAGCACCATATCAAGAATGTAATAAAGAAGAATATAATGAACTAAATAAGATTATGCCTAAAGATATTAATTGGGGTGGTATAAGCGAGTTTGAAACTACAGATATGACAGAAGGTAGCCAACAATTAGCTTGTGTATCTGGGAGTTGCGAGATATGATACAATCTGCAAAAGTAACGAGAAATAAGATAAGCACTCCAACAAGTATGCTACTCAGGAGAAAACTTATCAAAGGTAGTGTTTTACACCACGGTAGTGGTACTGCAACGTATGACACAGAAGCAATGAAAGAGGTTGCAGATTCAGTTGTAGAATACGACCCAAATTTCACCAATAACCCAGAAGCGTTAGATAAACAGTATGATATAGTAGTTTCTAACTATGTACTTAACTGTTTATTACCAAAAGAAAGAAAGAAAGTAATAACAGATATATCTAATGCTATTAAACCGTCAGGAAAAGCATTTATAACAGTCAGAAGTAAAGGTCTTGACAGAAATAGAATAAAAGCATATATAGCAGATGGTATAAAAACAACAATAAACACTTTCCAGAAGTCATACATACCACAAACATTGATTGATGACTTAAAACAAGATTTCACTAATATAAAGATAATAAAAGGAAAAGGTTTAGGTATTGGAATTATGTTTATTACAGCAGAAGTGTCAAATAAGGAAGAATAATATGGAATTACAAGATTTAATAGTAAATATATTGCATAACGGTATAAAACCAAAATACATATTTCCAGTAATACAAGTAATACTATCAGCTTATATAATAATGCACATAAGGTCGTTACTTGTAAGAGAAGTAGCCTACAGGAAGTTTAGAAGTAATATGAATATGTCAGTTGGTACAAAAATAAGGGTATACAATGAATCAGGTCATATAGATGGAAGAATAGTTTCAGTTAATCGTTGCACAATTAAAGTAGTATCAGAAAAAATCACAATGCTTATACCAACAAAGACATTCCCTAACAGAGACTGGATAATTATAAAGGACTAATACCTTGCCAACATACGACTATGAATGTAACAACTGTAACCACAAATTCGAGTTATTCCAGAATATCAAAGATAAAAAGAAGAGAAAATGTTCTAATTGTGGCAAAAATGTCTTAATAAGACTAATAGGAACAGGGTCAGCAATAATCTTCAAAGGAGAAGGTTTCTACGTAAACGATTATAAATGAAAATACTAATAGCATGCGAATTTTCAGGTGTAGTAAGAGATGCCTTTACTAAAAAGGGGCACAATGTAACTTCATGTGATTTATTACCATCAGACACACCAGGAAACCATTATAAAGGAAATGTTGAAGATATACTAGATAACCAATGGGATATGATGATAGCA